TAATGTTATAGCCAGAACACGGACTCACGAAGGGACCAACGTGTATAAATACCTCCCCTCCTCCCCCCATTATCGTTATCATGACACATCAAAATGGCTGCTCGCCGACTACCCCGCTCTCTCCCAACAGGACGCTACGGCCGCGCAGGTCGCCGACGTGCTGCTCGTTATCCTCGAAAACGCCGCTCCACAGGCAGGAAGCGAACCTATCGCAAGCGAACTATGACTCGCAGGTCGATCCTCAACGTCACATCCGAGAAGAAGCGTGACAAAATGTTGCAGATCACCAATTCCACTGCTGTCTCACAGTCCGGTAGTGGAACCTACCTTTCCCAATCCCGCAATTATTACCGGCGGCTCGTCTATGTCGCTGCATTCGTCTGGTGCGCCACCGCGCGTGACAACACCCGCAGCTCAACAGCTACCCAACCCGGTAATAAGTTCGACGATAGCACCCGCACCGCGTCATCATGTTACATGGTGGGCTTGAAGGAAACTATCGAATTACAGTGTCCCGACGGCCTCCCTTGGCAATGGCGTCGTATATGCGTCACTATGAAGGGCACGGGCACCTTTGCTGGCACGCTAAACACTGGCACCTCAACATTTTACACCGCCCTCGAAACTAGCAACGGCTTTTCCCGCGTCCTCAACCAAATCCTAGCCGCTGACCGCCTTTCCTTCTATGGTACCCTCTTTCAAGGTCAACAGGATGTTGATTGGGCAGATCCTATGACTGCCAAGGTTGACAACGAACGACTTACAGTGAAGTACGACAAAACTATCACACTTGCCTCTGGCAACGACGACGGTATGATCAGGAAGTATTCCAGGTATCACCGTATGGGCCACAACCTCGAGTACAACGATGACGAAAGTGGCGGTACCAAGACTGCCGGTCAGTTCTCAGTCACTTCGAAGAAGGGTATGGGAGATTATTGGGTAATCGATTTATTCCGGCCTAGGGTCGGTTCTACAGCTTCCAACCAGATGTTGTTCGGTACGGAGTCTACTCTGTATTGGCACGAAAGATAGCGTGGTCTAATTCCACAAAAATACAATTTCCGTCCAACCATTTGATGTCCCCCTCAATTGCTGCCTGTTTGCCAAGTGAAGTATGACACGTAATAGAATCGCGGAGTTCCTCCCTGGGATCCCGATTGGCCAACCAAATAACAGGCTTTCCCCAAGGCATCTGCATGGGATCCTTGTACAACTTCTTGACAGTGACGACAGTCTGACAACCAAACCACTCCTTCCAACCATGGAAGAAATCCAAACCACCCCTCATGTCATCGAATACAGCGTAATCGGCGTCGGGCCCATCCCTGAGGATAACCTCACCTGACATCTGACCAATGGTGTAGATGTGGGGCCCAAGGGAACGTGCCCACAGGGTCTTACCCAATCTAGTATCGCCGTAGATGACTAAGATCTTAGCTCTTCCTGCTTACGTAAGCAAATGATTAAGCATAACATTTACCTTGCACGCGGTCGAGATTTGCTCGTGACCAGCTTGCCTGGTCCGAGCGCGAGACACGTGCGAAAGGCAACGCTCCTGCCAAATCAAACCCAGACAGAGATGTGAAATTGCACCCGAGCGGAGCGGACACTTACCTCGTTGCCGATTAGCTCCAAGAGCGATCTCTCTCCAGACAGCCAACTCAGGTACCATTCCGAGCTCAAATTCGACCCCGGCGGGATGAACGTACTGAACAGGAGTGGGTCGATACTTCCAGTTCGCATATGCTCGGAGGCTGTTGTAATTGGTGCACAACGAACGTGGATCCAGTCGTGCAACACATTCCCAAAAGTCCCCCTCACTTTCTTGACTGACGATAATGCTCCACGAAGACACATCTTCGTAAACTCCTCTTCCGCCCGGCCGAGATAGCCCTCCAGCGACCACGTCTCCATCTTTGATCGCATAGTCATAACCGCCTTCCGGCCTTCCTCGAGATGCTTCAATGTTAGGGTGGAAGCCTCCAACATCAAACACATCGGGTCTTCGGGATCGAAACTTTCGGGAGAAATCGCAGAAAGCATGGAGATGAGTACCCCCATCAGCGTGATGCTCTCGTCCAATGATACACTCACCGCCAAGGAATGCCAGATGGTCATTAACGGCCCATGCATCAAGGTCGCCGCACTGTGCGTAGGTAAGGAGGACATAGCGTGCTTGGAATTGAAATTGCTTGGGAGGCATGAAAGTGTTCTGGCAAAC